CCCTTGTTGCATCTGGCTCACTGGTACAGGTCAGACGTACTACTAGTTTGGTATCACGTGCTATTGACTTTGCCTCTGGCTCTGTACTTACTGAAGAAGACTTGGATGATAGTAATATTCAGGTCTTCCACGCAGCACAGGAAGCTATTGATACCGCTGGTGATTCAATTACACTAACACCTGCCAATCGGTGGGATGCTGGTGGTAGCGTCATCAACAACGTAGGTACACCTGCATCTAATACGGATGCAGCTACTAAGGCTTACGCTGATGGTATTTCAGCAGCAGCAACAGCAGCAGCGACTGTGGCGGCTAATGCAGCCGTGACCACAGCAACAGGTAACATCATCCCTGATGCTACTAAGCTTGCTATACATCCAGTTAACTCACAGTACACACTGTCTGATGGCACAACTGTAGACTACTCAGCAAAGCATTACCAAAGTGTAGCATCAGCATCAGCGACAACTGCTGGTAATAGTGAGACTGCGGCGGGATTATCTGAAACTAACGCTCAGAACTGGGCAGTTAAAACTGATGGGTATGCGGAAAGTAATCTAGGTTACTCAGCTAAAGCATGGGCTATTGGTGATACTGGCGGTGTAAGTAACACGGCTGGTGCTGGTAACGCTAAAGATTGGGCTACTGAAACTGCTACTACTGTAGATGGTTCTGAGTTTTCAGCTAAAGAATATTCTATTGGCAATCAACCTGCAAATACTAGTGGCTCTGCAAAACAATGGGCTTTAGGTGGCGGTGCAAGCTATGCAACCAATACTGCTGTTGAGGGTACTAGCATGTCAGCCAAGTACTACGCCGAACTCGCTCGCTCTAACTTTGACTCATTTGATGATAAATTCCTTGGAGCAAAGAGCAGCCCACCAGCCCTAGACAATGACAATAATGCGTTAATTGACGGTGCTTTGTATTACGACAACGTGGGTAAATACCTGTCTGTCTATGACTTAGGCACAACATCGTGGAACCCAATACAGGTTGGCGCAACTGCTGGTTTCGCCATTGCAATGGCAATAGCCCTTTAGGAGTAATAAATGGCACAGAATTTTATAAGATACAAATTAACAGGTGTAGGCACAACCGCAGCCGATATCCCAAATGGCTCAGATTTTAATTCCGTAGATGCACTCGTAGGTATTCATATGACGAATACATCAGCAAACGCAATTACGGTTGATGCTTTTCTAACCAGCGCAGCCCTAGATAGAGGTGCTGGAGATTATTTTAATTATGCAGTTACAGTAGCTGGTGGTGTGTTTGTACTAGGTGGTGTAACCAAGCCAGCTATTACATTATACAAAGGCTTTACTTATGTGTTTGATCAGTCAGACGCTACAAACGCTGGTCATACCATTGCCTTCAAGACTGCGGCTGGTGGTTCATCATATACAACTGATGTAACCACTACAGGTACAGCGGGACAAGCTGGGGCTAAGACCACCATTGTCATATCCGACACTACACCGACATCGTTGTACTACTATTGCACAGCGCATGGTGATGGCATGGGTAACACAGTTGTTGTTGATAATGCACATTACCTTATCAAAGGCGCACCTATTGCAGCAGGTGGTGCTTTGCAGTTGCTTGATGGTGGCGCAAAGATAGTTGTTGAGTCTGGCGATAGGTTGTTTGTGAAAAGTTCAAACGTAAGCTCTCTTGATTGTTGGGTAAGTGCGGTTGATGCAATTAGCACCGCAGTAACATAAGGGAGAAAACTATGGGTTACATAGGTAATCAACAAACCGAAGGGTATTCTCAGGCTCCCTCTAAGCAAGACCTGACTGGCGCAACAGGTGGCACACTAACACTGACCCACGCTGTATCTAGTTCAGAGGCTATTGACCTCTACATCAACCACGTTCGTCAGGAACCTACTTCCTCGTATTCCATTGTAGGAACTACAGTCACACTCAATGGATACACTGTAGTAGCATCAGATGATATTTATGTTGTCTACAATTCACTGGCTTTGCAAACGACAGTAGCGCCTGATGCTAGCGTTAGTACCGCTAAGATTATTGATGGTGCTGTTACTAGCGCAAAGCTAGATACTAACATAGATGTGGCAGGAACATTAGACAGCACAGGTGTTATTACTGCTGATGCTGGAATTAAATTAGGTACTGGCACAGACATTCTAAGTTCGTATGATGAAGGTACTTGGACGCCTGTTTTATACACTGCAAGCGGAACGGCAGCGACTTATACATCTCAAATAGGTGTTTACACAAAGATTGGTAACTTAGTTTATATTTACTTTGACATAGCAATTAATGCAATTAACAACAGCAATAACACACAAGTGCGTGGACAACCTTTTAACTCAATTAATAACGATGTGTTGGCTGTAAGTTATTTTTCTGGTCTTAATGTCAGCCCTTATTCTGTAACTTTTCAATGTATTGGCACAAATGGCTTTATGAGCGTTGGTGTAAATTCTGCTGGTGTTAATATTTATAATGGAATGCCGATTTTTAAAGACGGCGCCAGAATAATTGCCAGTGGTTGCTATAGAACTCTTGGATAATGGGATAGGAAACAGACATGGCTTTATCGAAAATACAATCAGAAAGCGTCAACCTAGCTGATGACTTTGCGTTCACCGGAACCGTTAGTGGTGGTGCTGGGCTTGAACTTATTGCAGTCAATGAAAAAACAGCTTCAGATTTCAGTTCTGGAACTAACCACTTGGACATTGCAAATTGCTTTACCTCTCAGTATGAAAATTATTGTGTAAGATATTACTGTCAATCAACTGATGCGGCAGTGAATGACCTCAGTTTTGCTTTAGAAACAGGGGGGGCTAGTGTAGCTGGCGCAACAGAACAGTTTAGCAGTCCCACATTTAGTTCAAATACATTTAGTGCGGTAGCATATTATGAGAAATTGCAGTATGCAAGCCCCAGATCGGTAGGGTATGTCAATTCTTTTGGAGAAGGCTTTTGTTTTTTAGGCGCAAATACAGGGGATGCTACAGGTTATTTTGAAGGAGAGGTGTGGCTGAGAAATGTATATTCTCTACCTAGATTCTCTTATTGGCACCGTCATCATATGCACACTAGCCTTAGTCAAGATTATTATGAATATGGCGGCGGCATGGCTGTCACTTTTTCTAGTGCAGTTGCGGCAAGGGGCATTCGGTTCTTTATGACAAACGGTACAGGTGGATACGGTTCAGGTACAGGCGCAGTGAACAATTACGGAAGATTAGCGGTTTACGGAGTTAAAAAAGGATGAGTGTAGCTAGAGCAATAGAAAATTTAGTTGATGGCGCAGTAAACTTACAGGATTTTGTGGTTCGCACTGCCCCTGATATGGTTAGCTATACCGTTGAGTGGTTAAATGCAGACCTTACAGAGCCAACAAAATCTGAAATAGAAGCGAAGCGCACAGAGTTATATGCAAAAGATAAACTGCAAGAATTAAGAATTGAGCGTAACAAGCTGTTGGCTGAAACAGACCATTGGGTTCTGTCGGACACGGCTGATGCTACATCTGCCCAGACAGCATACCGCCAAGCATTGCGAGATATAACAGATAGTGCCACATCAATACATGATGTATCTTGGCCGGAGAAACCATAATGCCATATATAGGAAAATCCCCAGTAGGCGGTGGGTTCCACAAGCTGGACAACCTGACTGCCTCTGCTACCGATACCTACGCTTTGACGCTAGGTGGCGCAGCATACTACCCAGAAACCGCTAATCAGCTACTGGTTTCACTCAATGGTGTCATTCAGGCTTGCCAAGATAGTTTCACAGTATCAGGCAGCAACCTCATCTTTGACAGCGCACTAACATCCAGCGACAGCATTGACTTTGTTGTGGCTCTTGGTGATGTGTTGGGTGTGGGTTCAGTTACTGACGGTGCTATTACCACTGCCAAGCTGGGTAACAATGCTGTTACTGATGCTAAGTTAGCAAACACACTAGACTTGTCTGGCAAAACATTGACAATGCCAACAGGTGCTATTCTTCAAGTTAAAAGCTCAACTAAAACAGACAAGCAAGATACATCTAGCGCCACTCCACAAGATATTACAGGTTTAAGTGTATCAATCACACCTACCAGCGCATCAAGCGACATACTTGTTAGATGCGATATAAACTATGGTGGTGCTTTAGATGTTTATGGTGCTTTCTTTGTTAAAAGAGATGCCGCAAATATGGTAGTAAGCACTGCGGGAACAGGCCTCCAAACAAATTCAACTTTTGCCGTTGGTGGTGATTCCAGTAATCACCAGTATAAAATGAATGGTGTGTCACATACTTATTTAGACAGCCCCGCAACAACAAGCGCAATCACTTATAAAGTACAGTTTGCTTCAATGTCTGGCAGCCTTGATCTTACCGTGAATTCCCCTGTTATCACAACTAACGCAGCTTACATTATTGGCGGCACATCCACAATCACCGTTATGGAAATAGCAGGGTAGGAGACAGATATGGCACTTATAAAGTTAAACAATCAGTCTCTTTCCGCAGTCACATCTGCTG